AATAATATAGATGATCAATTACAAATGCTTAGAAAGGTAATTAAAAACAAAATAAAAACATTTGATTACCAGACCAAACATAAATTAACTTTAAACAATCATATAAATACCATACATTATTTATTTAAAAAATTAGGAACACCTACAAAAACTAAAGTGTTTGATAGCATAAAAAAACAAAACAGTAAAAATGAAATAAAAAAATATTTATCAAAACATAAAGAAATAGATTTGCATAATTTTAAAAATTTTGTATTTAAATTAGGTTATGCTTCACAAAGTTTTCCAAATGGTAAATTAAAAATAATATTAAACGAACTAAATTATGATTATAACATAAATTTAGATAAATTTCAAAAAATAAATTATGAGTAAAACCGACAAAATCCGACATACTAAGAATAATTTAATTGCAGCATTAGAAAAATCAATGGGAGTAGTAACTACAGCTTGTAAAAATGTAGGAATACACCGATCAACCTTTTACGAATATTATAATAATGATGAAAAATTTAGAAAGGAAATTAATGACATTGGTAACGTAGCACTTGATTTTGCAGAAGGTAAAATGTTTGAACAAATACAAAATGGCAATACCCAACTAATTAAATTTTATTTAGCCACTAAAGGTAAAAAAAGAGGTTATATTGAAAGACAAGAAATTACAGGTGCAGAGGGTATGCCTAATCACTTTCAAATAGAAATAATTGATAAAACAGATCCGAACTAATATTGTTTATAAGCATTTAGTTAATAATGATAAAAAAATAGTTGTTGAGCAAGGTGGAACACGATCTGGTAAGACATACAATATACTTTTATTTATAATTTTTCATTATTGCACTTATAACAATAAAAAAATAATAACAATTTGTCGNAAAACCTTTCCAAGTTTAAGGGCAACTGTTATGAGAGATTTTATAGANATATTAAANACTCACCAAATTTANAGAGATGAATTTCACAATAAATCTAATAGTGAATATCACTTATTTGGAAATTTAGTTGAATTTACCTCTCTTGATCAATCACAAAAAATTAGAGGTCGTAAAAGAGATTTATTATTTATAAATGAGGGTAATGAGTTGTATTGGGAGGATTGGCAACAGCTTATATTTAGAACACAAGAAAAAATTATAATTGACTTTAATCCATCAGATGAGTACCATTGGATTTATGATAATGTAATAACCAGAGAAGATTGTGCCTTTTTTAAAACAACTTATTTAGATAATCCTTTTTTAGAAGATGTTATTAAAAAGGAAATAGAAAGGTTAAAAGAAACAGATGACCAATATTGGCAAATTTATGGTTTAGGTGAACGAGCAACAAGCATATCGACTATATTTAGGTATGTTGAAACAAAACAAATACCATTAGATGCTAAATTAATAGCTTATGGTATGGACTTTGGTTATAGTAATGACCCAACTACATTGGTTGCTGTTTATACACTTGATCATAATTTATATATTAAAGAACATTTATATAGGACTAAAATGACTACTCACGATATACATATGTTTTTAAAAGAACAAAATTTATTAAGCAACCCTATTTATGCTGATAGTGCCGAACCAAGATTAATTGCTGAACTAAGGAGAATGGGACATAATATATTTCCAAGTTTAAAAGGCAAAGATTCCATTAATGCAGGAATAGACCTATTAAGAAGATATAAAATACATATTACAAGCGATTCAATAAATACAATACAAGAGTTTAGAAATTATAAATGGAAAGAAGATCGGTCTGGTAAACTTATAAATATTCCAGAAGATAAACATAATCATACAATCGATCCAACAAGATATGCGACTTATTCTTTATTGTCAAGACCTAACTTTGGTAAGTACGCTATACAATAAAGTTGCCTATTTAATATATATTTTGTATATTTGATTTATATTAATAAATAAGCCATAAGGCACATAATTTAAAACTTAGAAAATTTCGAAACATTAAACAAAAATTTTACACAACAAGGAAAATCTGATTTAATAAATTTTATTATGTCAGACAAAGAAGCATTATCTCATTTTAATTTAATTTTAAATGAAATTGATAATGATTTATTAGAATATAGATATACTATGTTTGCTGATTATATTCAATATAAAAACGATTTAAATGGGAATTGTGATCAAATATTTTATTATAATTTAATTCAATGTCTAATTGAAATTACAGAAGCAAAAAAAATGTTAGACAAAAACATAACATCAAATATTTAGTTAATAACAATAGGGAGTTTAAAAGCTCNTATNTTTNATTATGACATTATTAAAACAATTTAACGAATTAAAAACCTTAAAAGAAAAAAGGTTATTTGCTTTAAAATTAGCAAAAACNNATTANGATATTGAGATGTTGAATTATGAGAAATTATCTTCTTTTTCAATTCATTGTCTTTTTTATAAATACATAGGTAAAAAATACACCATTAAAAGACATTATAAAGCAAAACATAATTCACAAAGAAACTTTTAGTTGTCCAATATATATATATTTTGTATATTTGATTATAACATTAAAACAAACAAAATGAAACTAACATTTGAAGAACAATCTGCATTAATAGATGTTGAAGCAACATTGAAAATGCTATTAACAGCCGACAACCTAAAAACATATCAAAAAGAATGGTGTGTAAAGTCATATAAACATATAGTTAATTTTAGGTATCAAAACACATAAAATGGGAACATCAAAAGACAATTTAATAGAAAGAATTAACGAGTTAGAAAAAGAATTAAAAGAAGCAAAAAAACATACTTACATATATGAAAGTCATACTTTACAAGTATGGGATGGAGAATTGCATATTGGATATGGAGATTTAGAAGATGAAAAAAGTTTGGTTTGGAATGTTGAATCTTTATTTAAAGATTTACCTTTTTTAATTACTCAAGTTGTAAAGGAAAATAAAAAAATGCAAAAAATGTATTTAGATTTAATAAAAGAATCATTAAAAGAAATATAATATGAAAACAAATAAAATAGTCAGACCAATGAAAAAATTTGGTGATTTATTAAAAGATTTATTTCACCCAAAAGATACAAGGCATTTTTGGGTTAGGGTAAAAGATAATGCAAACACAAAAGAGGAAAAAGATAATTTTATATTTGCAACAATAGAACTTTTAAATGAAAGAATACAAATAAATGGACAAAATACAAAACACTAAAGATTTATCATTTTATAATAATTCAATTTTATTAACTGAATTGATCAATAAAAAAGTAAATGATAATATAGATGATCAAGATTTAAAATTAATGCAAACATTACTAATTGATATATTTTTTTATGTTAATAATTTACAAACACATTTAGCAAATTCAAAAATTCAAAATAGCAAATTAAGGGAATTACGTAATGATGCTTTAATAAAAGTAAATGAATTGACAGATGAGATTGAATGGATTGAGCAAAATCAGATATAGTTGTGGATTATATATATATTTTGTATATTTAATTAATATTAATAATTAAAACAAACAAAATGAAAAAGAACTTATATTTTTACAAACATAAATTATTTCAAAATACAGATGACAAAGATGAAACTTGGTTTGAACTTGTATGGTTTAGAGGTTATGGAACTAAGGATCAAGAAATACAAACTAAAAGCTTTGATACTGTAAAACAAGCAGAAAAATTTATACAATTTAAAAAGAACTTAATTAATTATAAAGATTTTATATAATGATAAAAAAATTCCTACAACAAGACCCAAATAATTGGAAATGGCTAATTTGCTTTTATGCTTTAGCTTTTATAATAACTATAATATTAACTATAAAAATATGAATAATATATCTAACACAATCGAGGTTGAATACGAACATTTTTTATTAGAAGTTTATTATGATTGGAGAAAAGGTAATGCAGGAGATTATTATAATCCTCCAGAACCAAACGAAACAGACATAAAAAAGGTCATAGTAATTGGTTATATAAATGATAATGGTAATATAGATTATTTGGACACTAAGGTTGAATTTCAAATGTATGATCTATCTGAATCTCATATATTAGAAGAAATTACGATGGATGTAGAAAATTTAATGTAATTTTAATAACTCAGTTTGTTTGTTTAAATTAGGTGCTTAGAAATAGGCACCTTTTTTTGTGCAGTAAAATCACCAATTAAATACGTTATATAATTATGGAAGTAAACATTACAGTACCTGATCACTTAAACGAAATAACTTTAAAACAATATAAGGAGTTTTTAAAAGTAAGTGAAAAAACCGAAGATGTAAATTTTATACAGACCAAAATGATGGAAATTTTTTGTAATATATCCAATAAAATGGCTACTGAAATGAAATATACAGATGTAGAAAATATTACAGGCACTATTAATTCAATGTTTTTAGATAAACCTAAATTGGTTACAAGGTTTAAAATAAACAAAAAAGAATATGGTTTTATACCAAATTTAGATGATATGACTTTAGGTGAATATATAGATTTAGATACATATTCTGGTAATTATGATAATATAGAGGTCGCTATGAATGTCTTATATCGACCTATCACTAATAAATTAGGAGGCAAATATGACATAGCAAAATATGATCCTAAAACAAAAGATGATATGTTACAAATGCCAATGGATGCAGTTATAAGTTCTTTGTTTTTTTTTCTGAATTTAGGAATGGAATTGTCAGAAATTACCCTGAACTCTTTAGCCAAACGACAACCAATACAGTCGGACCAACTGAGGGATTTGCAGCAAAGTATGGATGGTATCAATCTATTTTTGCCTTATCTCAGGGAAACATTGAACGAATTGAAAATATCACTCAATTAAAATTCCACGAATGTTTTTATATGTTAGCATTTATGAAAGACAAAACAGAGTTAGAAAACAAACAAATAAAAAAACAATTTAAATGAGCCAACAAGGAACAAGGGCATTTTACCAAGCTACCGAAACAATTAAAGCACAATTATTAGCAGATGTAAATGTGCATTCTGTTACTACAGGAGATATTAGCGATGTAGATTTGCAAAAACAAACCATATTTCCTTTATCGCATATTATAGTAAATAATGTTTCTCAAGAGGATGGTGTTTTAAGATTTAGTATTTCAGTATTAGCTATGGATATAGTACACCAATCTAAAGAAATAACTATTGATCAATTTGAAGGTAATAACGATTTACAAGATATACTTAATACACAATTAGCAGTTGTAAATAAACTAACACAAGTGTTACGAAAAGGTACACTACATTTTGACAAATACCAATTAGATGGAAACCCTAACATAGAGCCATTTTACGATAGATTTGATAATGGTTTAGCAGGTTGGACAATTACAATGGACATTTTAATTTATAATGATATAAGTATTTGCTAATGGACTTTAATGAATTAAATAAAGCATTTAAAATTTTTGGTGATTATATGGTTGCTGAATCACAAAAAAACCTAAAACAAGAGGGTAAGGGTGGTGGACCACTATACAATTCAATTAGTTATAAAATAACAGATGAAAAAACTAAAGTGATATTAGATTTTTTTATGGAGGATTATGGTTTATTTCAAGATCAAGGTGTTAAAGGAAAAGATCCAAAAAAAGTTAGTTCAAATGCACAAATAACTGGACAACAAGCACCAAATTCACCATACAAATTTGGGTCTGGTACTGCAAAAGGTACTTGGAAAGATTTTGTAAGAAGTATAGCATCTTGGGCGCAAATTAAAAACATAAGATTAAGACAATACACCTATAAAGATGGTAAAAAGAAATCTACAGGTAAATTTGCTAAAGGTGGTTACGATACCATTGGTCAAGTTATTGCAAGAAATATTTATAATAGAGGTTTAAGACCATCATTTTTTTATACTAAACCCTATGAAAAAGCATTTGATAATTTACCAGAAGAATTATTTGAAGCATATGCACTCGAATTTGAAAAAGGAATAAAAACAAAAAACAATGGCGAATAGATTAATTAGATCACCACAATATATTACACAAACCTCAAGCAGTTCAAGTGTTAAATCTGCTAAATTAGAATTAAGTGTTGCTAATAGTATTGTTTATACAATAATAAAAGATGCTACACAAAATGTACCTGTTTTATTTGAATGGGCAGAATTAGCAAGAGACTACTTAGATATTACTTATACAGGTGGAACACCATCTACTCAAGCAGTTTTTGATGTAGATTTAGCATTAAAATTTTATCCAGAAGTTAATGGTGGTGGCACACAAATTGGTAGCACCTATACAGAAGATCATAATGGTTTTGATGGTTATGGCACATTTTATGAAGCTGCAAATCCCTCAATGAGTGCAACAGAATTTCCTGCAATATCAAATTATAGTCAATCAGGTTCAAGTAGTGGGGGAACAAAAANATACACTATGTATGCACCAAAAAATATAGCATTAGATATTCCAAGCATAAATGCAGGACAAGTAATATATAATGCAACAAGTATAAATGCAACGNAAGAAATTATTAACGGAATAACTGTAAATATTAAAAGAATAATTTGCACAAAATTTACAAGATTTAATAGTGGTTATACAGAAACACCAGCAGACATTGGNTATCGAGTTTGTTTTATAAATAAATATGGAGCAATACAAACAGAGTTTTTTACTTTAAAAGCAGTACAAAGTATAAGGGCAAAAAAAAATACATTTAATTCTAATATAATATCATCTACAGGTACTTATTCAATTAATGCACATACAAGACAGAATTTTGATATAACAGCAGAGCAATCAGTTACTTTAAATTCATTTTATGTGCCTGAATATTATAATAATGTTTTTACAGAAATGTTATT